GATTCCAAGTTTGCAGGCGCATATGTCAAGGAACCGAAACCAGGAAAGTATGATTGGGTTGTTAGTTTTGACCTTAATAGTCTCTACCCTCATCTTATTATGCAGTACAATATTTCACCAGAAACCCTGGTTGAGGAAAAACATCCCAGCGCAACAGTTGATAGAATACTTGAGGAAAAATTAAGTTTTGAGATGTATAAAGACTATGCAGTTTGTGCTAATGGTGCAATGTATAGGAAGGATGTGAAGGGGTTTCTTCCTGAACTGATGGAGAAGATGTATGCAGAGAGGGTCATCTTCAAGAAGAGAATGCTTGCTGCTAAGCAAGAGTATGAAAAAAATCCTAGTAAGACATTGGAGAAAGAAATTGCAAGGTGCAACAATATCCAGATGGCTAAGAAGATCTCTCTTAACTCTGCTTATGGCGCTATCGGTAACCAGTATTTTAGGTACTACAAACTTGCCAATGCAGAGGCAATCACCATGTCTGGACAGACATCCATCAGGTGGATAGAAAACCACATGAATGGATACCTAAATAATCTGTTACAAACAGAAGATGTAGATTATGTTATCGCATCTGACACTGACTCAATCTATATTAATTTCGGACCTCTTGTTGATAAATTTTTTAGTAATGTCAATGGTGACAAGGCTAAACTTGTTACCATACTTGACAAGATCTGCCAAGACAAGTTGGAACCGTTCATTGAGAAGAGTTACCAGGAGCTTGCGACGTATGTAAATGCATATGCCCAGAAGATGCAGATGAAGAGAGAGAACATCGCAGACAGGGGCATCTGGACAGCAAAGAAAAGATACATCCTCAATGTTTGGGACAGTGAGGGTGTAAGGTATGAAGATCCTAAACTGAAAATCATGGGTATTGAGGCTGTTAAGTCATCCACCCCTGCGCCTTGCAGGAAGATGATTAAGGATGCTCTCAACCTTATGATGGGTGGCACTGAGGATGAGGTAATTGACTTCATTGATGCTGCCAGAACAAAGTTTAAGAAGATGCCCCCAGAGGACATTGCCTTCCCTAGAACTGTAAGTGATGTGAATAAGCACAAGAGTTCTGCTACAATCTATGGAAAGGGAACACCTATCCATGTGAGAGGTGCTCTTCTTTACAATCACTATGTCAAGGAGAAGCACCTTGACACTAAATATTCACTCATCAACAATGGGGAGAAGATTAAGTTTCTCTACCTGAAAAAAGCAAATCCAATCAGAGAAAATGTTATCTCATTCATCCAGGATTTCCCTGTGGAACTGGGTGTTGACAAGTACATTGACTATGACCTACAATTTGACAAAGCCTTCTTGGAGCCTGTCAAAGTCATTCTTGATGCCATTGGTTGGAATGTTGAGAAAGTTGTAAACCTAGAACTATTTTTTGGATAATGGACCTACCCATCAATGACAAAGAACTTGCTACAATTGTCAGTGCTCTACGCCTTGGTGGAGATGCTGCTTTGTATCAAAAATTGATGAAGATCAAAGAGATTAGGGATGCCAATCCAGGTGGTCCCTACAAGAAGATTGCTCGTGAACAATTTGGATTTGTACTGTAATGGATTTTTTAAAAGAGATTGTAAAGGAGGTTGGTGGTGAATACACCCAACTGGCAGCAGATATTGACGAAACTGAACAGTATGTGGACACAGGTTCGTACATTTTTAATGGACTTGTTTCAGGGAGTTTATTTGGCGGTGTATCTGGGAATAAGATTACTGCCATTGCTGGTGAGTCTAGCACTGGCAAGACCTTCTTTTCTCTGGCTGTTGTTCAAAATTTTCTTGATAGCAATCCTGATGGGTACTGTTTATACTTTGACACAGAAGCAGCAGTTAATAAGTCCCTTCTTGAGTCAAGGGGGGTAGATACCAACAGGACTGTTATTGTCAATGTTGTTACAATTGAAGAGTTTAGGACCAAAGCACTGAAGGCAGTTGATATATACTTGAAAAAACCTGAGGAAGAACGCAAACCTTGCATCTTTGTTCTTGACTCACTGGGTATGTTATCCACTGAGAAAGAGATTAGAGATGCACTAGATGACAAGCAAGTTAGAGACATGACAAAATCTCAACTTGTTAAGGGAGCATTCAGAATGCTCACCCTGAAATTGGGACAGGCAAACATCCCAATGATTGTCACTAATCACACCTACGATGTTATTGGGTCCTATGTACCTACAAAAGAAATGGGGGGAGGCAGTGGTCTCAAGTATGCAGCAAGTTCAATCATTTATCTCAGCAAAAAGAAAGAAAAGGATGGAACAGAAATTGTTGGCAACATTATCAAAGCTAAGACTGCTAAGTCGCGTCTAAGCAAGGAGAACAAAAATGTTGAGGTGCGCCTTTATTACGATGAGCGTGGTCTTGATAGATATTATGGTCTTCTTGAGTTGGGAGAGATTGGTGGTCTCTGGAAGAATGTGGCAGGTCGTTATGAGATAGATGGCAAGAAAGTCTATGCCAAGGCAATCTACAAAGACCCAGAATC